CCAACTCTGGGTTGGTGTATGTCGGTGGCACATCTTTTTCTGCACAATCAACTGTAAACCTTGATTCCGTTTTTAGTGCTACCTATCAAAACTACAAAATAGAACTTTTTATTACATCTTCAAACCAAGTCATGTTGCAATACCGTTTGCGTGTTGGTGGCGCAAGCAACACAACATTGAACTATTCAAACCAGTATCTCGTTTGTGACAACACATCAGTTCTGGCTGCAAGAAACACAGGGCAAAACATTGGCGATGTTGGTCAAATGGTGCTTAGTGGTATTTCATTTATGGAGGTAAGTGTTTTTGACCCGTTCTCTGCAGCGCCAACAGGAATGCTTACTAATACTGGTTGTTTTGTTGGTGAGGCTTACATGAGAAACCAAGCCAATGTTATGAAAGCCTCAACAAGTTTTGACGGCATCAGTTTCATTCCAATATCAGGAACAATTACAGGCACAGTCCGTGTCTATGGATACCGACAGGCATAACTTATGAGCAACACTGAACCATTGTCAGGAACTTTTTTTGACGGCATCACAGGGGAAACAATCACACGACCATTGACAGCCGAGGAAATAGCAGAACTACCACAGGACACAGATGAAACGCCTAGCCCTGCTTAGCCTGCTCGCCATCACCCTCACAGCCTGTGCAGACCGTACAAGAGTGAACTGCGAACGCATCAAAAACAAAGCCCCCGAAACCATCGGAACACAAACACAAATCGGAGGAGGACGCTGTGCCTAAACAACGCCTAACAAACGAAGAAATCAAAGCACGCATCATTCTCTTTGTTGCAGCTGGACTCACAATCTCATTCGTCATGGCCATCGCCTCACTCATCTACGGCTTGCTGTTCGTCACCCAACCACTCGACCAAGCACCCAACGATGCTGAAGCATGGGCAGTCCTCTCACCCATGCTTATGACCCTTGCAGGTGGCCTGATTGGTGTACTCGCAGGTAACGGCCTCAAAGACAAACCGAAAGACCCACCTAGTGCCTCGTAAATACCCCTACTACCCAGTGACCACACCAGGCACAGGCAAACTCGCAGGAACAGAAAAGTTCGTTGACCTATGCAAACGGCGCTACCCATCATTTACCAATCTGGGCACATGGGTTGTTCGCAACATTCGTGGAGGCAAAACCCTCAGCACACATTCCTTGGGTGTGGCTGGTGACGTGGGCTATCCCAAAACTCGTGAAGGACGACGCCAAGCAAAAGAACTGTGGGATTGGCTGATTGAGCACTCAGAAGCCCTAGGACTGTGCGAACTGCACGACTACGCCTACAGAGACCCCAAACAGCCTGACAGCGACCAGACGGCCTATGGGCGTGGCTATCGCTGTAGCCGTGGAGAAGGCACCAAGGGCGTCAAAATCTTCAACAAAACAGACAACGCAGGTTCATTCGGGGGCGCATGGCTTCACTTTGAACTTGAAATGGACTTGGCAAAAGACGCAAAAGCCCTCGAAGCAGCATGGCGAGCGTTGCCAAAACCCAACTCAGACAAGGCCTAGCCGAATCTGACAGGCTCTAGGCGTGGCGTGTTTCCCTCCTACGCCTAGAGTCGCATTCGCCAGTAGTTGCATTTGTGGTTATTTGTGGTTATAGTGAAGATATGAACACAGCGACAATCTCACTCAACAACATCAACTACACAATCGTCCAAATCAAAGACCACGGAGACAACTTCAAAGCTCAGCTCGGATGGACACACTTTGCCGAAGTCAAAAGAGTCAACGGCCGCCGGACATACTTCGCAAACCTTCTCATCGTCGACGGAGAAATCATGGACTCAAAGGTAATCAACTAATGGAAACAAACACATACCTTGAAATTGTTCATGTAGGCAGAGGCGCAAAGCTTCACTACGCCCCACGCAATTCAGTAGTTACTTGCTGTGGCAAATGGAATGTTCATCAGAGTTACAGCACCACTGCAACAGTTGATTGCAAAAAGTGCATTGAAACAGTTGAAGAACTAAAGCGTTGGCAAAAATAATGGGAAGACCAATTACTGCCCAATGTGGCACACGCTCTGCATACAAACGACATTTGCGTAACAAAGAAACACCATGCGAACCATGCAAAAAAGCCAATGCCTATTGGCATAAATTGCACAGGACAAAGTCATGACTAAAACGCAAACAGGGTACAACCCACAATTCGACTTCAAAGTTGACTTGGCATACGGCCAAGGAGCAGAAGCCGAACTGGTCGCTTTCTTCAACTCTGTTCAAGGGTCAAAAGTAGAAGTCAAAGCAGACCGATACCGAAACGGCAAAATGACCATTGAAACCCAATGCATGAACGACCGTGGCGAATGGTGTCAATCAGGTATCAACGTCACAAAAGCAGAATGGTGGGCGTACCGATACGCCCCCGGTGCTTTCTCACTGGTCAGCGTGGCACGACTCAAAAAGTACCTTCGACTCAACAAAGGCCACATTGAGAAATGGGATTTTGCCAAGGGTTCAGACCACCCCAGCAGAGGGTTTCTGCTAACCCCAGACCAAGTAAAACAAATGATGACAGAGGAATGGTACGACGCATGAGCGAAAAGCCACTTGTCCTGACCTATCTTCCGTTAGTGTCAAAAGACAGAACAACACTCGTTCAGGTGTTTATAGACCCTGAGACAAATCTGATAGTTCAGGCCTCCGTGGCCACCCGGCAAGACAGTTGGGGAACTTGGGGATTGCCAATAGAAGTTTTTGAGGATTGACAAAGTTCATCATGGCGTTCACGCTTTTCACTGCCCTACTCGTACCAGCATCAGCAGCTGCAAAAGAAGACTGGAATCACCCCATGCCCAAATCATGGTATGTGGATTTGGCTCGTTGCGAAACTGGCAACAACACACGCCACTCGACTCGCTCTTATGTGACGGCTTTTGGCATTTACAGGCGCACTTGGGACAACTGGAACAACACCCCGAATCGCAAAGCGCATTTGTTGACGTTTGCACAGCAGGCAAGAGGCGTTGACAGGATTGCTTTCAAAGGCCACACAGAAGGTGGTCGCTATCGCTACCCTGTCGGGCTGTACGGCTGGGGAGCCATAAAGAACAACTGCAACGGTCTGAACGACCAACTTTGCAAATCCAACCACCCATCTGTTATAAAAATAAGGCGTTGCAAATAGCGCATCGAGTCAGTGAGGGAAACAATGACACATTCAGAAGCAATACACACTCTCGGCCTGTTGGCTGCGAAACTAGAAATAGAGATGCGTTTTCAAGAACGTGAAGCCGTCGAGTACGCCATCGGGCAACTATCTATGGCTAAGAAAGACGACCCGAACGCACTTGCCCAGTTGATTCTGGACTCTGCAAAGCAAGCATCAGAACTGTACGCAAAAGGACTCATCTGATGGCGTTCAATCTTGAAGACTACGAACCAGTAAGTAGCAGAATAAACAAGTTCTACACAGCGCACCCAGATGGGCGCATCATCACAGAACTTGTGCACTACTTAGCAGATGTGGCTGTGTTCAAAGCCGAAATCTACATCGGTGACGTACTTGTGGCTACAGGCTGGGAAGAAGAAGTCAGGAACTCAAACCACATTAACAAGGCGTCTCATTTGGCTAACGCAGAAACAGGGTCTGTGGGTCGAGGATTAGCCAACTACAACTTGGCAGGCACAGACCCTTCTAAGCGTCCTAGCCGTGAAGAGATGGCCAAGGTGCAGCGTGTAACCACAACCAGCGCCGACGGTGTCACCACGGAGCGCCCAGCAAACGCACCAAGCGACAAGCAGGTATGGCTCTATAAGAAACTGCTCAAGGAGGCAGGCAAGTTGCCCCCACTTGACCTGCCAAGCATGGACAAGTTCCAAGTCTCGAAGGCAATTGAAGCGTTGAAGAATAATGAGCCTGAAGAAGTGCCATTGCCAGAGGAAGAGCCGTTCTGATGACTGAGTTTCTATCTATGTGCATCATGGTGTTCAGCGTGTTCATGACTGGGCTTCTATTAGGTCAGGCAGGCAAGAAATGATGCCCTACGGCCTCAACGGTGCATGGCATTACCCAGATTGCACAGCCACAACTAACTATGACCCTGATTGTGACTGTGTAGGCAACATGGCAAAACAACTCAGCATTTTGTCTGAGGAATGCAAAAGGCTTATGCAAATCAACCGAACCCTAGAAAGCCAGCTGCGCCGTGCCACCCCCAATGCATGACGCCTCTGAGCGTCTATTTCAAGACGCTGTCGAGCAAATCGCCAAAATGAACGGCTGGCTCATCTTCCACGCATCCCCCAAAATGGTTAGACCCGGTGTGTGGCGCTCAGACGGCAAAGGATTTCCCGACCTTGTATTGTGCCACCCAAAAAGAGGCTTCATTATGGCCGAACTCAAAAGCCAAGACGGACGGCTCAGTCATGACCAGAAACTGTGGGCTGAGGCTCTACTCAACGCAGGCATTGAGCACTACGTTTGGCGACCAAACCAGTTAGACCTAATTGCAGCACGACTAGGCAGGCAAGCCCAATGAGCGCCAAATGGCTATGGGTTTACTACGGCTCGCTACTGGTATGCGCTATTGTCGCACTCAGGTGGTTCTGGAAAGAGTAACCATGACTCCACAATTGAGAGAACCACGGCCTCGTAGGGAATTGCACTCTGCAGGTGAAACACACGGAGACGTGGGTAGAGCAGTGCGCCTAGCCTCTTGTGATGACTTACTTGAAGAGATGCTGGGGTCAGCCACTGTGCAGCGTCCAAACGTCATAAATGCGAATGGTGTCCACTTCAACAATGTGTCCG